TTTACTTATTACTATAATTAAACAGATGCAAGAAGTTAAAGAAGATAGAGAGTTATGGAGAAATATGGAGATAAAAGATGGCAAATAAATTTCATTACGGCAACGGTTACAACAGTGAGAACTCGATAGCTATTATATGGTCTATCGAAGACGTACAGGGTCAGCTTGAACTATTTAACGAAGTTGAGAAAACTAATTTAATACTTCATGAAGAAGACTGTATGGAAGTCCTTGGTCATGTAGAAGATTGTCACGATGCTAATTACGGAGTAACTTGGGAGCATTTATATCAAAGTATTGAGTATTGTTTTAGAAACGAAATAAACGAGATGAAGAAAAAACAGTGGGATTCTTTTTGTAGTCATATGTATACAGAGTATTTAACAGAAAAACGCAGGGAACAAGAAACAGATATTAAAACTCTTGAAAAGTATGTTGAAGATAATAAAGAATGGCTGGAGGCTAAATATGAAAGTAATTGATAAAATGGATTTACTCAAATATAAAACTAAAACTGAATATTATCAAAATGAACACGTTAGTCACGGAAGACCGACATCTAAATTACCATTTAGACGAGGTGTAGGTTGTCGATGGGCTCCTATTAGTAGAGTCGAAGAGTGGGCTGAAGAACGTGGACTTATAAACGAAAATGGTCCTCTACCATTACCCGATAAACAAATGATAAAACTATTAGAAGAAGTTGGTGAAACCGCTAGAGCTCTACTCTACGATGATATCGATGAATTACGCGACGGTATAGGAGACTGCGTAGTGTGTTTGATAGTATTAGCAGCACAATGTAATATGACATTAGAAGAGTGTATGGATGCTGCATGGGACGAGATAAAAGACCGTAGTGGTAAACTCGAAAATGGTTTATTCAAGAAAGATGGCGACTCGTAAGCTAGGTTACATTGGCGTTGCTGTTTTATATACTATAAAGGTAAGTTAATCAAACTATTAGAAAGGAGAAATTATGACTTGTAGAGTATGTAATGAACAGATACCCGAGGGCAGATTGTCCTTAGGCTATGTGACTTGTTTAGCATGTGGTGAAGCCGCAGCTAACCAGTTAGCGGAAAGCCGCAAAAAGCAGACTGCACCTGCTTACAATAAAGGTGCATACCAATATATAACTATTAATGATACTAAGAGTATCGGGAGGTAACTATGAATAATGTTACGAATTTAGATGACCGCAGATGTAGTATTTGCGACGGACATATCGAGCCTTTGCGTAATGACGCAGGTGAGGTTGTATGGGAAGGCGGCAACAATGCTGAGCCTGTTAATGACGGTAGGTGTTGTAACGACTGTAATATGACAGTTGTGATACCTGCACGTATTTCACAAATGGAGGGCTAATATGAACCTAACTGATAAACAAAAAGAGTATTTACCATACTTTGTTATGCTAGACCTTATGCAAGAGTCAGGACAAATGAATATGTTCGGAGCACCTGCAAAACTACGAGAAGTTCATCCTGAGTTAGGTAGACGTGAGTCTATCGATGTTGCTAGTGAGTGGATGAAAAGTAAAACGACAGGAGGTAACGATGACAACTAAATACGATGGGAGAGGTAACCCTGCTTTAAATGAAGTAACGAGGCTTAGAAACGTTTACGATAAAACCTATGAAAAATATGATAAACGTATGGATAATCTTGTTGAAAAAAGAGACCAAGAGTTAGAGTATATATGGAAAGCTATTATGGATGAAGAAGAAAAAGTACCCGAAGGGTTAAAGTTTCTTCTTCCGAACAGGGAGGTGTCTCATGGGTCTTGATTGTTATTTAGTACACGGCAACGACCGTGACAAACCATTTACTCACGAGGACGCAGAAGAAATA